CCACCAATGATGCGGGTGCAGCGTAAGGCTGGATGAGACCTCTCACAAGATTTATGAGTTGGTAACCCATTTTATAGGGGCTAGCACTTATCCCATCCATGCCTACGCTCCCAGTCTGCTGCGTTTGTCTAGCCTGCCAGATTTGCGTGGCCAGGATCATCGCCGCTTCTCTTATTGCTGGGGTGCTCGCATAAGCTTGGGTTTTGTGGTCTGGGCCTGTGGCCACGCCGTAAGGTAATACCTTGTGAAAAACTTGGTCTGCGGCAGTTTTGGCATATTGAACAAATGAATAGCCATTAGGGAAATTAACTTGGCCGTAGTTATACATAAATACTGGGATAAGGCTAGTAGTGCCAGATGTCGGTGGAATAGTACCAGTGATTGTGTGCGTGCCGTTAAATGTGGCACCGCAGCCACTTACCACTATTGATTGGGTCGCAACAAATGCGTTTGGATTAGCAAGCATAAGTGTTGCCACGTTATCTTGTAATGCTGTGCCTACTACTGGGGCAGTGTTAAACCAAAGATATTGATTAAGTAAATCTTCTGCCGATTGCGCACATTCTTCAACAGTGCTGTCTGAATACAATGAGCCTATTCCTAAGTTGGCTCTTAGCTCTGCAACAGTTACATACGTGGCTGCCATTGTATTCCTCTCTTAAAAAACTCCCCCAGGGCTAGGGCTACTAAACCCTGAGGGATTACTTATTTGTTAATCGGTCTTATCAGGTCTTTTTGAACTTGACAATTCCGTTAGGCATCTTGGCAAGTGTTGCCATATAGCCATAGATTGCTACCTGTACTTGTAGGTTTGATACTACGTTTACAGACATAAAGTTTTGTGCTGAGCGATATACAGTGAATGCCTCTGGTGCAAGGATTACAGCAGAATCATCATCGAATGTAGTTGCAGTGAAGTTCTTGTCTACGTATAGATCAAGACCAAGCACGTTGCCACGGATGGATCCTGTTGATACCTGTCCAGCTGCGTTCATTGGTTGTAGCGCTGTAAATACTGGGCGCTTTGTGGTGTCTTGTGCAGAGATTAACGCACCCCATTGTGCTGGGTTAGCGATGTAATTCTGTGCGAAGTAACCAGTGTTTGTGTAGATGGTACGTGCAGCCTCAGCAGAGAATGCAACGATTCCATCAAGATCAGCAGATGTGTTTGTGCCGTTAGCAGATGCTTGAATCAAAGCTGCTAATACAGTCTGATCTAAGCGCTTCAAATATGCATACTCTAATTGCTTAGTAAGTTCTGCATAGAAGTTTGGATCTGAACGCTCTAACAATTCCACAGACAGTGTGTTCATACCTGCGTACTTAGACACTGAAGCTGTTAGGTACTGTGTTTCCATACCTGTGTTTTGTACTGCGCCTGCTTCTGCTTCGACAGTAACTTCTGGTGCTACACCTGAACCGCCACCAACGCTGGTAACAAGTGAGGGCACTGAAATTGACATTCCGCTTGTAGGCAAGGTTCCTTGGCTGCAGGCATCGATTGCTGGAGTACCAAAGCGAGTGTTAGTTACAAACTCTGCTAGATACTTGGTTGGTGAAAATGCTGGGTTGGTTGCGAAAGAATCGTCAGCTGCTGTTACATATAGCTTTGAATCATCGTTACCTAGAGCAGCTTTAATCTTATGCTCTGTGTATGCAGCCATTGAAGTAATTGGCGTGCGAATTGTTGTTTGGATAAGTGGTGTTGTAAGTACTGGGCGAGCGGCTTCTACTGTAGGAGTAGCAGCCTCTGCCTTTGCTTCTTGTGGCGCTGTTGCTAAATCTTCCACAGGAGCCTCGCTTTCTTTAGTTTCGATTGGTGTCTCTGCTTCGCTCTCGCTAGCAGCAACTTTAGTTACCTTTGCATTTTCTCCAAAGGCCGGAGATTCGACCAGGCTGACCTCACGTAAGGTAGCGCTAGTTACATATAAATAATCTTTTTTCTGGATTGATTTGTTTACATCAACTCCAACAGATAGGCCATCAACTAAAGCTTCGGATGCAAGTATTAACGCATCTTGACCTTGCATTGATGCGCTGATTTTGAAGCTAGCGTAGATTCCATCTTCTGCCTGTTGAAACTTCTGCATTCTGCCTATTGGTTTCTCTGGGCGGTGTTGCATAAGCATCTTAACTTTGCCAGGATCTCCTATTTCAATTGACCCTTTAGCGAATACAACTGGGCCAACTGAAGTATGCCCTACACTTTCGAAGGGTACGATTTTGCCAGCAATTACTCTGCGCTCCGCATCGGATGCCTCTACTTGGCTACTGAATGTAAGTATCATCTTTAACTTCTTTCCCGTTAGGTGTCATTTGTTCCATCTCTTTGGCATCTTCAACATCTATCAAGCCAAGTGCCAACATTTTCTCTATTGCTTCTAGGCGCTTCATTGTGTCAGCACGTAGGAATGATTCTTCGATAGCAAACTTAACGATATGGCCACGTGGCGTAATATCATCCATAGATAAGCGGTCTTCAATAGCACAGATAAATGGTTGCAGTGAGTAGGCAACAAACTCTTTGCGGCCATCAATTATGTTTTGGTAAGTCATTGAGTTATTCATATCTGCACTTATGTAATAAGCAGGTACGTTCATCGCTCTAGCAATCTGAGTTGCCAAATATTGTTGGGCTTCGTTATACATCATATCTTTAGGAGAAAATCCTGTGGTTTCATAAGATAAAGTAGATGTTAAATATGCTGTTGATCTATTTAGTCGACTTTGCTTCCATTGTGCTAATAATCCTGATACTTGCTGCTCTGGTAAATCAGCGCCAGTGTTTTTAATGTAACCACTTGGCATTGGAGTTTGTGCAGATACAGCTGCGGCCTTTTCAATATCTAAAGCGCTTTGAATTGTACGTGATGCAGTTTGTAATACGCCTTGTGTTAGTCCTTGGAACGTGATAAGAGATCCAATACCTGACATTGGAGACTCAACGCCATCTACATAATACTGGCTAACTTCTGTGCCAAACTTATTTGTAGTAAATGTAACTCGGTTATTAGCAATCCACTCAAATCGTGATGGTCTTAAATCGTCTGCATATAATTCTGTAACACGCCAATATGCAACACCATAAAACAACAAACTATCGACAGTCCAGGATAAAGTGACGGATCTTGGTTGTCGATAGTCTGGTTGATCGAGCCAAAGAGGGTTCCCCAACTCCTCACCATTAGACTTTTTGTAAAGTTTTAATGGCAGATATGAAACTACACCAGCAATAAGATTTCTGCAACGGCTGACAGCTGGTACTTGCATTGCATAATTGCGATCTAATCCACCAGGAAAATTACCAACACCAGTTGTAAATGAACCATAGCCATAAGCTGTGTCCATAATGGCAGGGGCGTATTGCGCTTGTACGGATTCCGTTTTTTTGTTTATACCCAAAGCAGACAATAGACCCATATGTATACTTTATACCATAAATCGGACTATTGGTGCAAATTACACAAAGATTTGGGCGGTTTGTTGTGGTTTTGTTAATTGACTTACAACCATAGCCAGTGATATAGCGGCTGTGACATCGCCAGCGGATTTTCTACGTATTATGCGCCAGCCAGCATCATTAGTCTTAGCTGCGCAATTATTTAGGTGCTGTACTAGCTCTGCTTGGCCAGAATGGACTACACGGCTATTAGCCAATCCATCTGCAAGGTCGGAGCACGCCTGGTAAAACGCCTGGCCCGATACATCAACCATACGCCAGCCGCTTTGCTCTAATCTTGTGGCAATAGTTTGCGTGGCGTATTTGTCATAACAAATTGTGGTCGGATGGTATTTTCTAGCCCACTCATTTATATCGCTAGCCATTTTAATCTCATCTATTGCTATATCGCTATACCAAAGCTGTGCCAAGCCAACTGCAATTTTACCGTCTTTCATTTGACCCATAACTAAAGCACCTGATCGCCTTGTCGGTGCAACATCAAATGCCATAATAGTTTGTGGCCCAACAGGTATTTCTAAACTGCTATCGCTGCACTGCTCAATAGATCCATACACCCAGGGACTGACAGCTGAATCGATCCACTGGCATAACATCTCAGTACGTGTAGCTTCTATGCTGTTGGTGCTGACAGATTCTTCCAATGTTTGCTCAGTTATTAAATGGCCCAAAGCAGGGTTAGCCAATGCCCACGCTTTTTTGTCATTTATCTTGCAGTGCTGTGGTGCGCTGTATTCATAAAATCCCAAGTTTTCTGGTGGATAAGATAAACAACGCTCTCTTAAATCATTTAACACTGTACTAAACCCATCACCAGCATTACTTGTCATTAAAGTCATCGCATTAGGTCTTGCACGTGTAGTTGGTAATGCAGCTGTAAAGGCTTCTTCTGTCCACTCTCTTAATTCATCTATGTATAGGAAATCTGCGGTCTTACCACGAGGCGCATCTCTAGTAGCTGCTGCAATTTCATACCTGGCACCATTAAGTAAGCTGATAGATTCCTGGCCATTAGCCAGTCGAATCTGCCTTACCTGATCTTTTAAAAATTGATTATCTTCTATTGTGAATGCGACTTGCCTAAAGGTATCTAGTGCCATATTGCGGTTAGATGACATACCAAGGACATTCTTAGAGCCCCATAAGAATAGATGGCTTAGGATAAGCATACGAGCTAGGTGTGTCTTGCCATTTTGACGTGCAACCAATACTAAAGCTGTTTTCTTGCGCCAGTTGTTGTCATCATCTACAGATAAAAGGTCATCTAGTACCCACCGTTGCCAGGGTATTAAGGGTAAGCCAATTTTGTCTGCTAGGTCAGACACTTCCTGCGCTTTGGACTTACCCTTTAATAGTGGCGTGTGGATTCTAGGCTCGGTGCTGCCAATTAGCCCGACCCCTCGTTTGATCTGGCTTATTTCCGCATCATTTTGCATCGAAGTCAAGCGTATCAGGTTTATTAAAAGGTGAATCTGGCACCGTACTGGTGGTCTCAGGGAGAGAAGGTTTGAA